CGTAACTTAATAGAAGCGTGGCGTGATACACGCAGATCAATATGGTCAACATTAGTAAAAGTATCTACCGTTGGAGTCCTGACATTTATTGCAGGTGCGGTATGGATGACAATGGGTAAATAAGGAATAGAGTATGGCAGAAGAGAATAATAAACCTACAGCGACTATCATCCAAACATCTGATGGTATGAATCTTGTTAAGTATTCTGATGGATCTATTCAAACAGGTACTGTGGAGCAGTTAACAGAATCACTATCATCTAGCTACAATGTGGTTACTCAAGAATCAGATTACATTGGTATGGATATTATAGGTGAGCATCAATTAGAATACGCTGATCAAATAGCACAAATGAATGAGTCAGGACAGCAAAGTTTTGGTGCACAGCAGCAAGCATCTTATGCTGATAGTATTGAAACTGGCTTTACACCAGATCGTCCTGATGAACTTACATTTGATCCAGACTCTGCTGTAGGGCAGGGTAGGAGTGGCTTCTTAGGTTTAAAAGGAGATAAAGCTAGTTATGTTATACTATCTGATGGAACTAGAATACAATCAACACAAGGAAATACAGCTAGTGAAATAGCAGATGCAAACAGAATAGCTCAAATATATGTTGATAGACGTAATGCTGCTATATCAGCTTGGGATAAACTGTACGGTAATATAGGGTCAGTCGTTGATGATAATACTGAGACACAGATAGCCGCACTTATACAGTCTTACAATCATTACGTACAAACAGGTCAAGACGATGGTGGTGGCTTTATAAACGCAGAGACAGGGCTACCTACAGGTGCTGCAAACGAAGCTGAAGCATTCTTGATGCGTACAGGTAATTATGTAATGTCTAGAGATACTATGCTTGGTATCTTAGACAATGCAAGTGATGGACTAAAAGAGTCTTTGAGTGCAGGTTACTTCTTTGATGATCCCACCCTAGATGCATGGAGCCAAACTCGTGAAAGAATAGCGGATAACTTTCTAGGTGCAATAGGAACTATATCAGACAATAGAAACTTTGGTATGTTGCTTGCTGTATCTGCTTATAGTTCAGATGCTTTTGTAAATGCTGTTGGCGTTGCTAACGTACAAAGCTATCAAGTAGGACAACCTAATTTTAATGCGGAAACAGGGGAGTTTTTAGGATACAACAGAGGTAACGTAAACTTTAGTATGGTTAATGGGCAACCCATAATGACAGGTGTTGCAGGTAATACTAGTAGCTTAACTAGCCAAACCCTCTCTTCATTGTTTGTAGACCCTACTCAAATACAAGGAATTGTGCAAGGTAATGTATTTTCTAACTATCAAAAATACTATAATGATTATCGTAAAGGATTTGAATTTTTAAACAATTATGACTTCTTAAATTTAAAAGCTTTAGAAAATAAAATAATACCAAATACATCAGGCTTAGATGTTGCCCCTGGTTCAGGGGGAATGGGTGCACAAGACTTTACAGGGCTTGATCAATCAGTTGATTACTCAGGTCTAAACAGTGGTATAGGAACAGCACAAACATTTAGCACATCAGGGTCTGCCCCAGTAACATATGATACACAGCAAGTACAACAAACGTTTGATACTTCTCAACCTGCTTTAGGCTCTGCAGCCACAGGAACCTCCTCTCAAGCTCCTGTATCGGGAACCTTTAACTTACCATCACAGACTGCAAATCTTTCTGCTGTTCCACAGACAATTACTACACAGACAGATTACACTGGTACAAACATGGCTAACCTTACTAGTGCTTCTCAAGGCGTAGGTGGGGTACAACAAGTTGTGTATCAGAATCCTGCAACAGATCAACAAATCCGTATGACTGAAATAAATGGTAGTCCGATTGGTGTTATTCCTCCAGGATTCCAGAAAGTTACATCTGCTGCACAGGGTGCATACATTCAAGGATATGAGTCAGGTGGCTTAGTAGAAGCTGAGAAGACTATGGCTGCTAAGTTCCTTGGCTTTAATGGTACTGATTTAGAGAAGTTCTTAGAGGCTAACCCTGCTGCTGCAGCTAAGATGGGTAAGTACCGTACAGCTTTGCGTAACAAGATGACACAGAAGGGTACAGTGTTTGCTCAGTCAGGTACGTTTGTAGATGCTGCAAATCAGCTATCAGGGGTGTCTGGACTAAGTGCTCCTGGTGATCCGTATCAACAAAAGTTAGCTGCAATGCAGCGTGGTGCTATACAACAAACTATGCAGCCGCTACAGTCTAACGTGCAGATGTTAGTACCACAGGCTGCTGACTTTACACCTACTGGTGCAGGGCAAGCATATCCTATAGCACCTTTTGCACAATCTGCTACAGTACCTTCTACTGCACAGGCAGGTATGCCTATGACTCAACCTGCTACTTTTATGGTTTCAGGTGCTACATCTCCACAGGTGCAAGCTCAAACTGGTGCATTACAAGCTGTAGAAGGTGAAGTATCTGAACAGGCTAATATAGATGCTGCACAACAATTACAAACATCTGTGTCAGGTATAGAAGCTGCTCAAGGTACAGCTACCATGATAAACAATCCTGTACAAAGGCAGATACAGGATGGTGAGATAGTATCAGGTGCAGCTAATGCAGAAACTGCTTCTAAGTTTGCAGAACAGATACAAGCGGCTACAGCTACACCAACTAAGAAAGCTACAGTTGCAGGTCAGCTAGAAGATTTAATGGCTGACTTTGAGGGTGGTGAGACACCTGCTTGGGCTGCAGGATCTATGCGTACCGCAATGGCTACACTCTCTGCTCGTGGTCTTGGTGCGTCTAGTCTTGCAGGTCAAGCTGTGGTTCAAGCTGCAATGGAAGCTGCACTACCTATAGCTCAAATGGATGCTCAGGTACAGGCGCAGTTTGAAGGACAGAACTTGTCTAACAGACAGCAACGTGCTATGCTTGCTGCACAACAACGTGCATCATTTATAGGGCAAGAGTTTGACCAAGCATTCCAAGCTCGTGTAGCTAACGCTTCACGTATTGGTGATATAGCAAACATGAACTTTAATGCTGATCAACAGATAGCTTTAGAGAATGCTCGTGCATCTAACACAATGTCACTGTCTAACTTGACTAACTCTCAAGCTATGGTAATGGCTGAGGCTGCTGCATTATCACAACTTGATATGGCTAACCTCAACAATAGACAGCAAGCTGCTGTACAGAATGCACAGAACTTCTTGCAAATGGATATGACTAACTTATCCAATGAACAACAAACTGCAATGTTTAAGACACAGCAAAACGTTAATGCTATACTTACTGATACTGCTGCAGGTAATGCGGCTGCACAGTTTAACGCTACAAGTGATAATCAAACTAAGCAATTCTTTTCATCTCTTACTTCACAGGTATCTCAGTTTAACTCTACTCAACAGAATGCTATGGATCAGTTTAACGTCAATAGTGTTAATGCATTGCGTGAGTTTAATTCGGAGTTACAACAACAGCGTGATTTATTCAATGCACAAAACGGTCTTGTTGTTTCTCAGTCTAACGCACAGTGGAGACAAAACATTGCTACGATGAACACTGCAGCATTGAATGAAAGTAATGCAACATATGCTCGTACTATCAACGGACTTACAGAAACAAACATGGGTCAGATATGGCAACGTGAGCGTGACATTATGAGCTTTGCATTTCAAACAGCTAACAATAACGCTGATCGTGCCACTAGCATAGCAGTACAAAACTTGCAGAATGAAGCAACTAAAGATGAAGCCGCTGCTGCAAAGAGTGCATCTTTTGCTAAAGCAGCAGGTACAATCATTGGTGCAATAATAGGAAAATAATATGGTAGACATAAAGTATAAAATGAACTGGGTTCCTCAAGCAAAGGAGCTACGTGATCGTCTAACAGCAAAAGAGAATGTAGGTATTGCTTCTAAGATAGACGAAGATACAGATGACGATTTCTACCAAAATATGTATGAGGCTTTGTCTAAGTATTTCTCTAGTGATGAAGATGCTGATAAAGTTCTTATACCTGAAGAGACAGACAGAGATGGTATATCTACTGAAGTACTAAAGTCTTATGCTGATGTTATGAAACCTTATGGCTTGACAGGTATGTTAAGTGAAGAGGCAGTTAACCTAGAGGTAGATAAGATATTAGGTGATCCTAGACTACTTGAGATACCGACTAAAACATTTGATGATACAGAGGAGGAGACTACAGATGGAGAAGATACTGATAGTAGTACTGACGATGATGATGTTGGGGAAGCCCAAGACAATCAGCCTAACTTAGATGATGTACCTACAGGTGGGAAAGATTCTGGAGAAGGTCTTGGTAGTTTTGAGACAATTAAAACTGGAATGGAAAAGGCAGACCCAAGTCTAGTTGAGGGCATGACTTTTAGTAAGCTAAAAAAAGATTTTGTTGTAGGGTACTTAGCAGGGCATGAAGGTATTGATCCACATAAATCTATTGAGGGTGGAAAAGATACTGCAGCATACGGTATAAAAAACTCTTTAGGCATAGAAAGAGTTAACTACAAAAGTGGCAGTGAAGGAGATAAAGAATTTGCTGCTGCTGTAGCTTTAAAACATTATGAAAAAACTGAAAGAAAGTTTAAAACTCCTAAAGTTGACGAATTGGGTAGAAGCAGAGATAATTCATATGTTTGGGATGATTTAGGAGAAGCAGGAAGATATGCACTTATAGACTTACACTTCAATGCAGGTACTATAGGAAGTTCTTCAAAAGACGGTAATGCAAAAGATGCTATTACTAATACTTTAAATTATATTGGCATGACAACTAAAGATAAAAAGACTAAAGGATCACTATTTTCTTTAGCAAAAAGAAGAGCTTTAAACTGGAACAAAGCTGTAGATGAATTGGGATTAACTAAGATAGATAAAATACAACAGATGCCTAGATCAGGTGGCGGTACTATAATGAATTACCTAGATGTAGAAGGAAATGTTGTGCACAAAGTAAGCTCTGGAAGAAAGCCTATTAAGGTTATTAATGATGATGGGGATTATAAAATCCTTACAACAACAAGAGAAGAAGAAATATAATAATGTTTGGATTACCACTAGAACTAATCACCATGCTTTTCTCTACCATACTTGGTGGGGTAATGTCTATATGGGGTCAATCAATAAAGTCTAAACAAGCACAGAATGACATGCTCATGGAACGTGCTAACTTCAGGAGGTCTGCAGTTAAGGATGCTCGTGACGCAGGTAAGAATGATTCACACTTTGCATGGACACGTAGGCTTATAGCTTTGTCTGCTGTGTTCTCAATAATTGTATTGCCAAAGCTAGTCGCTGTATGGTATCCTGAAGTTAGCGTATACGTAGGATACACTGAGGCTACTGGTGGTTTTATGAATTGGTTGTTTGGACCAGATGAAGCTATACAGTGGAAGATGGCACAAGGTTTTGTAATCACACCACTAGACACACACATTGTATCAGCCATAGTAGGACTATACTTTGGCGCAGGTTTTACTAAATAGGATAATATAATATGGCATCATTTCTTGAAGCACCGATACCAGGTCAGTCATTAACTGATCAACCTAAGAACTGGCCTTGGGAGAATCCTCCTGAGATGTCAGGTACTGAGGATGCTACACGTTTTTATATAAACAAATTAGCTGACGATGATGTTATGGATGATCTATCCGTACTATTTGGTGGCGGTATGCCTGTAGCACCTTTCGTAAAAACATTACTTACTACAGGTGTTATGAACGGTAGGCACTCTATTGATGTAAGTATTATTGTTGCACCAGTAGTTCACGCATTTATAAAAGCTGCAATGACAAGCTACGGCATTAAGGTTCGTGATGATATTGTTAGCCCAGAAGAAGAGATAAAAGAAAAAGAGAAGCAGAGACTACAGACTGCAATAGAGTTAGCAATGGCTGACACAGATAAAGAAGTTGATGATCCTGGTGTAGCGTTGCTACAAGAGATTCAAACAACGCTAAACAGTGAGAGTGTAGAAGCAGTTGCAGATGAAGGTATGGAAGTAAGCGAACCTGCTGAACCCAAAGGTTTAATGGCGAAGGGGCTTTAATATGGGATTTGATTGGATGGCTTTCGCTGAAGGCTTTATGGAAGAGACTGCAGCAAACATAAAAGAAAAGAAAGCAGAGGCTCGTGCCTATGGCCTAGAACAAGATGAGCTAGCCAAGCGTAATCTTCTAAAAATATCTGAACGTAATGCTACAGTAAATAAAGTTATGGGTTTGACTCAGATGCTTAGTGATAACGGTGTATCAAATGACCAGATACAGGCTGCTATTGCCTCTGGTCCTAACGCTATATCTGAACTAGCTGTAAAAGTAAAAGAAGCTGTAGACGCACAGAATGGTACACCTCTAACAAGCGCAGATGTAGAGAGTATTATACGTATGCCTGAAAACTTCTCTCCTGTAGATATGGAGTTAGATGAGTATGTACGTAGATCCTATGGTTTATACTCACCAAACAAAGGTGTATCTGAAACACCTGAGATAAAATTCTGGGATCGTGTGACTGGTGATGCTGCAATGATTAGGGCTAAGGGTAAGCTAGATAGTAGTGCAATATACGAAGGATATACTGCTGCTGACATAAATGAATTGGCTGCATTAACTGACTACGATGCTGTAATACCTTCTACTTTTGCTACATTTGCAGACTTTAAACGCTTTGATAATGATGCACGTATGCGTGTAGAGGAAAATATTGAAATTAAAATAGGTACGTTACTGAGTTCTGATAAAGACTACAAAGCGGCATCAGATATAGTAGACAAAATATCACCTACTACAGAGATACCAGAAGAAAAAGCTGCTCGTGAAGCTGCATTGAAAGTAGTTAAGACTAAACACGCACAGAACTTTGGGTCTATTTTTGATCAAGCTGTTACTACATATGGCACTAAAGCTATCGTAGGATTAGAAGACTTAATGAGAACACATATGGGAGATGACTACTACAATAGTTTATCAGGTGATGTATCTACTGCAATCACTGAACAAACAAGTGCTTTATTAGATGATACTGAAGTTGAGATGAAAGGTAGTAAAGTAGTTAAGAGTGGTAATACGGTTACTATATCTAACGAAAACGTTATAGATGATGCAGATGGCAATGCTGTAGAAGTTACTTTTCAGTTAGACGAAAATGGTATTATAACTGGGGCTACTACAGATGCAGGTGAATTTGATGCAGAAGGTGCGCAGACGGTATATAATAGCTTTGCGTCTTATGTACCTGAAGTAATTAAGGAAGAGGTAGTAGGTACTGAAAAAACTTACTACGTAGTAGATGGTAAAACAATTTATGGTGTACCTAAAAGGCCAAACGCTATTATGAGTAGGCTACAAGGTTACTCACTAGACGCTGAGACAAGAGAAAAAATAAAGAATGGTGAGATGGCTATACCTACAGGTAGGAACCCATTGAGGGTTGATGAGTGGGATGAGCTATTTGGTGCTACCCATGATCCTGAAACAGGTAAGAGGCTTGAAGAAGTTAAACCAGTAGAAAAAGGCCAAGATCAAGAGCCTAACTTTGAAGGGCCAATAGACAGCGCATTACCACCATCAGGTATCAGTAGTGCAGCAATAGGTTCAGCACAGGAAGAAAAGAGTGAAGATGAAAGCGAAGAACCTGCAAGCTTAATGAGTAAACGTCCTAAGCCACGCCCTAAGTTAAGCTTACGACAAAAAACAATGGAACGCTTTGGTGTTACCCAAGAAGATATAGAAGAGGGTATGGACACAGGAAGCATAACAGAATTAGACTTACAGCTTCTAAACGAGAGTGGTGATGACATCTTTGAATACATCGTAGAGAATGCAGGTAGTGAACCTCTTGATGATATGCAGTTGTATTATCAGCTTTCTAGATGGGCAGATGAAAACAATAAGGTGCTACCATTTAATATGAACTTCTTGATCTTTATGATGAAAAAGGGATTAGCAGAATGAGTAGTACAGCACAAGAAATGTATGATGCATTAAAGCAAAACCAAGAAGTATTTGATAATAAACCTAAGTTTTTAGATGCGAATAAGTTTCTTAATAAGCATTCTGTTGCCAAGAAAAAAGAAGCACTAGAGGAAGATACCGTAGTAGATATGGGTGGCACTCTCAAAAAGAAAGACTTCTATAAACCACAGAATTTGTCAAAGCTTCGCAACTACATGATCTCTCGCAAAGGTGTAGACTACAAAACTGCATCAGATAAAGATGTAGTAGAAGACTTTGTAAATCATATGCGTAGGTTCAATACTAATATTATTAGTACTAGTGGTGAAGTTAGACATATCACAAATGCATCAGAGGATGATAAGCGTATAGCAGGTGATGCCTATAAGTTGTATGATCAGCTAGGTAATGTGTTTGTAAATGATGGTTTGCTTGGTGCAGTCGATGGTGTATTTGATTACATAGGTGCTGCAGTTCTAGATCCTACTAACTATCTTGGTTTACTTACAGGTGGTCTTGGGAAAGCATCTGCTCTTGGTTTAAACGAAGGAGCAAAACAATTAGTTAAACGTACTGCAATAGAGGCAGGACAGAAAGCTATAAAGTCAGGAGCTACCAGGGAAGCAGCACAAAAGGCATCTCAAGAAGCTGCAGAACGTATGGCTCAACGACTTGTAGAAAAAGGTGTGAAGGGTAGTGCAGCTAAGAAATTGAGAGAGCGTGTAGCTCTACGTGAAAAAGAAAACTACTTGTACAACGCTAAGAAGCAAGCACAGAAAGAGTTTATAACAGATCTTGGTAAAAAAGGTATACGTAAATCTTTATATGCCACCACAGCACTAGACGCATCCTTTGCAGTCCTTAATGACTACCAGATACAAAACGTAATGTTAGATGTAGACGCACAGAAAGAGTACAGCTTATTACAAACTGGGTTTAGTTCTTTACTGGGTGCAGTAGGCGGTGGTGCACAGCTTGTTGGTGGTAAGTTTAAAGGAGCTAGTGGTTTATCAGATGTAGATCTACAGCTACGTAAAGCAAAAAGAAATGCTGAGTTAGATGCTGACATTGAGGCAGCTACACTTGTTGCTCTACCTAAAGGTGAAGTAAAGCGTGTAGCTAATCACATTAATAAGACACTGGATAGTTGGGAGTCCAAGTGGAAGCGTGGAGATAACTTATTCCAGACACAAATTATGCCAGCAGATTTATTACACGATATTATGTTAGGGCCAGATGGTAAGGGTGGTCTAGCTAAAGTGTTTGCTGACAATGGCATGAAGCTAAACAAGAAGCTACGTGTTACAGATGTTATGACTAATGTTATAAAGCAGATGCCACAAGCTGAGTTACAATCTATATCTAAACGTATGCAACCTTTAGTAGGCTATACATTGGGTGACACAACAACTGTAGCACAGGAGCTAGGTGACTTGATTGCATCTAAGGTGCGTAATGGTATGCAGCTTGGTAACGTAATGTCACAGACTCGTAAGACTATAGATGCAGGTGTTGTGCATGGTCAAAACGTTATGGCTAATATAGTCCGTAACCCACAAGCTAAAGATGCAGTAGAAGAAGAGGTAGCAAAAGCTACAGGTAAATCAAAACCTGCTAGACCATTTAGTTATACTCAATCAGTGTGGCGTAGGTTGCTTGTGTCCTCACCTGCAACAACTGCACTAAACGTAGCAGGTTTTTCTCAGTTTTATCTTGGTCAAACTATGGCTGATGTATTCACTGGGGGTCTTAACTTATCTTATGGATTAGCGTTGGGTGGTAACTTTAGCAAGCGTGGACGTGAAGCACTACGTGTTGCTAATGTGTATAAAGAAATACAGACACAGAAGATGCGTAACTTGATGGACCCATACACTACACATGACGCATACATGGACTTCTTAGCACAGCATAAAGAAATAGGTAATACTTTATTTGAAACAATTACTGGTGGAATAGAAAGATCAGGTAAAAAATTTAACATAGATCCTGATAATAAATGGTTTAAAAACACAGAAGCTGTTACTAATGCAGCCAATCGTTTGACAGGTGTTCGTGTACAAGATACGTTTACTAAGTCTCAGATGTTTATGACTGAGCTAGATAAATTTCTAAGGCTAAAGAAAAAGAAGAGTTTACAAGAAGTTCTCAATGACGGTAGCATAGATTTAATAGATGACAGCGTTGTAGGTAGCGCACTAGATACAACTTTAAAGTCTGTATTTTCAAAGAACTACACAACTGATGATCAACATTTAAAACTAGCTGCTAAGTTTACTGAGAGCGTTTCAAACATGCCTTTCTTTGGTACAATTCTACCATTTGGTAGGTTCTTCAATAACGTTGTAGCTACATCTTATCAATGGAGTGTAGGTGGTGGTGTTCAACTAGCATCTGCAATAGCTAAAAAAGAAAAGAGAAACATAGAAACTGTTGAGGCTTTCTCACGAAGTCTTGTTGGTGTTACTGCTTTAGCTGCAGCTATGAGGTATGATGAAGAGCGAAGACAAAAACAATTAGGTACATTTGACATAGATATAGGTGCAGGTACAACAGTTGATGCACGTAACACATTTCCATTCTCTCTATGGTTAGCTGCAGGACGTGCTCTTAATTTAGGTCTAGTACAAGGCGAAGAAGTACCAAACGAAGTTATAAAAGAATTTGGAGAACAGATTGCGGTAGGTCAATTAGCTAGTGATGCTCAGTTTGGTAATGATATTACTGCTATACTTGACACAATCTTTAATCAAGACGTAGAAACAAGAAAGAAAAGTATTGATGCTATAGCTAAATTCGGTGGTAATTATGTAGCAGGTTTTACAAGACCTTTAGATGCCGTAAATAAACTAACAGGTTTTATTACAGACACTGATGCAGCTAAGGATAAACGTAGAGCAGGTGGTGACTACGGTGTAGAATTGTTTACTCAAAATGCTACTAAGTACTTTGATAATGTAATAGAAGCATTCACAGATAAAGCTGAAACTATTACAGGTGAAGAGCTACGTGTAGCTAGTCGTGAAGGTAAAATAAAAGATGCAGTTCCTATGGCAAAGTTATTTGGTGTAACTATAAAGCCTGGACGTACAGCCACAGAGAAAGTATACTCTATGGCTCAGATGCAACCTTGGACAGCCAGTGAGAGGTCACAGATAGCTGCTTACGATACAGTGTTTAACGAGACACTAGCTCCTGTGTTAGAAACTGCAACAGATAAACTATTACGTAATCCTGACTTTATAAATGCTGATCTAATTGGTAAACGTGCTATGTTAAAGAGTACCTTGTCAGATGTTAAGGGTAAGGTTAGAAACTCTTTAAAGAAGTATAGCCCTCCAGAGAAACGAATACTTGCAATAAAACGTAAGGCTAGTTCGCATGGTAACAAAGAGCTACGAACTAAAGCATTTAAAGTCATGCGTGAAAGATTTAATTTTACTGGTAGCGTAGATGACATGGGGTATGCGGAACTGCAATACTTCATGGACTACATTGATTATCTAAAAGATATATACGAATAAATAGGGGCGCATTTAGCGCCCTTACTTTTTTATACCATACATTTTTGATGCACGTTCTGCCCACATTTGTACTGCAATTAAATTCTTTAATGCTTCGTGCGTTTCTGTACTGTGATATAAGTTATCTGAAATAAACTTTTCCAGTGCTTCACTACGTTTTTGCACACCCTCTTTGAAATGATCCTGTCTCCTAGATACAAAGTCATGCGCTTCTTTTTCTAGGCTCATACCTTTCCTTTACTTTATTTAAATATTGTATAGCTTTTTTTAAACCTTCTATGTTATCTCCTAACATACCTATTCCTGAGTTACACGATTTACATAACCACCCCCTAAAATTATATGTGTAATGATCATGGTCTAGCTGAAGTTTTTCAGGCTCCGTTATTTTACCACAGCATTCGCAGGGGATAGGTTCTCTTGGTTTAGGGGGTGCGTTATTTTTAGCTATATTTTTACCTTCAGTATATTCTTTTTTACAAGGCTTACACCATACAGAATTACCTGCTCCTTGTGTTTGATTTTCACCTTTCTTTTTTCTAAACTGCTTCAACGCCCAATCGTTAAAACAATACACAGGGAGGTAGGAGTTACATTTTCTACAATGAAATGTTTCTTCACCTTCTTTTATTTTAACTTTAAGATCTTCGCTATGAAACAAGTTCAATTGCATTAAACCTCCTGTGGTATTTCTGTGCAATAAGCAAACACATTAGAGTTAGGTGATGGCTTAGTACTCATAAGTTCATTGCGAATAGTTACTGCACTTCGTTTACAATCTTCAATAGTAGGGTAGACTGTATTGACTGCCTGTACTTGAACATAGCCACTCCCAATAGAAAGTATGAGCACTAAGACATACATTATTCTGTCTCTTCTGTAACGACTACATCGTCAGTAGTTACATCTTTAATAATGTCTGCACCTTTTTCGTAAACAACTACACCTGTTTCCCAAGATGCCTTAGCTGCAGGTTTAACTACATCATTGTAAGAACCATACGCAGTTAAAAGAAAAACGATAGGTACTAAGATATTAAATAACAACATGATTAACTCCTTTTATTGTTGTTGGTATAGTAACATAATAGTTATACTATGTCTACTACTTCACACACATCTCCAGTGCAAGCTAAATTTTGCATAGCAATTGTGTTATCTTCTTGTTCATACTCACTAAGTTTAGACCAGTCAATTCTTTCTGGCATCTTAGCTAGTAATTCTTCATACTCTTCTTTAGTGCAATCCTGATAGGGTGCTTGCTGATAAGTATGATCAGAGTGTGGCAGAAAAGACACACCACTCATTTCATCAAAGTGTTTATAAACAAATGCACCTACTTCCATCCATTCATCAGGCTTCACAGTACAGGTAATACTTGGTTTATGTTCGCACCAATGTCGTTGATAGATTAGCCACATTTCCAATTGTTCAATGGCTGTCATATCGTTTCGAGTTACAGCTTTATCTGGTGACTTCTGTGGGAAGCTAAATACTGTAGTTGTTTCTGGCTTCATAACACATGGCTCATTAGGTATGCCTTGATCTTGCAACATCTGTGTTAGTGGATCTTTGTTATCACCTCTAACTGTTCTGATGTAGTAAGTTGCATGACGTGCATGTATACCTGATGCTGAGTCAACTAATTGTGATACTGTTCCACTTGGTTTGACGCAGGTAATTGCTGCTGAGTGTGGAATGCCAAGGCGGTCAGCCCAATCAACGTTAGTATGAACAGCAACTTCTCGTAAATGTTCAAGAGTCTTCTCCAATCCTTTGTTTGCTGATGTCATAAGAGGGTTGTCCATTATACCTGTGAGTGACACACCCAACAGACGCTCCTCTTCTGTGTTGGTTGTCCACACCTTACGCAAGTATGGAAAATTGGTGTATGTGGATTGAATTGTACCAAGAATAGTAGCGAGTTCAACTTTTCTTGCAAGGTCATCCACAGTATCTGTAGCCCTAACCACCACTTCAGTAAGATTACAAAACTGATTTGGTCGTAGTATAATTTCACTACATGGGTTAGTTCCAAACTCATGGTCAGGATCACGTCTTCCATACTTCGCAGCTTGTTTCTTGGACGCTTCACGATTAAATATACCTCTCTCCCCAGACTTACTTTCTACTAAGGCTAACCATTCACGCATAAAGGTTTCAGCATCTGGCTTCTCTGTATAACAAACACTGTTATTAGCTAACGCTCTATGTGCAGCTTCATTCCACCACTGTCCTGACTTAGCGTGACGCATACGATCATCACTAAGGTTAGACAAACTAATCATAGCACTACGTCTAACACCACCGACTACAACTATCTGACCAATGAAACACATTAGGTCATGGCATTCTAAGCTAGACAGCTTGCGTCCTTGGGCATCCTTGAATGTCTTAACTGTAAAGTTAAACAACTCAACTAAAGGTGCAGGTCCACTAGCTCTACCACCAAATGTTTTTAGTCTTGCACCTGCAGCGCGTACTCTGCTAACATCCCACTGAGGAATCTCACCTGCCCACAAGAGAGCCAACACTTGTCTAAACGCCTTAGCCCACCCCTCCTTGCTGTCCTTTACCACAACGGTAGTATCACTCTCGAACAATTCAGGTACTTCGGGAAGCTTGCTAATGAATTGTCTCTCAACGCTGAAGCCGACACCAGTACCACAGAGAAGGATGAACATAGCTTCATCGAAGGACTTTGGATCATCTACGGCTAAGTTACTACAGTTATACATGCAAGTATTGTCTCGTTCTGCTGCTGCACCTGCAGTCATCATAGCTCTCATGCTAGGTGTGATCTCCAGGTTAAGTATAGCAAACATTATTTCATCTTTAGTATCTGCGTCTACTTTATTACCTACAACGTTTTCTATATAACGATCTATTGTTTCAGGCCAAGACTCTCTGCCTTTGCCATCATCATATTTAGCGTAACGTGACTTGTGTATAAAACTTTGGTAGTCTGTTGGTAAGTAGTTATTCATATTTTTTAACCTCTATCTTTCTAATTACTGCACCATCAATATCATAAATAATATCTTGGAATAACTCAGTAACTGCCTCCTCGTGCATGTCTGCTACTATAGGTAGTATTCGTTCTTCCTCGTCTATCTCAATTGTTAGTTTAATGTTGAACTTCATCTCTTATCGCCACTGCCTTTAATGGTTCCTCTCTCCATACGACTGTGAAGCTTATCTAAATTACATCTAGCTATGTATCCCATGTCGAAGTTTAAGTCACGGCACAAAGCTGATATGTACCACAGGCAGTCACCTATTTCTGCAGCTACATCTTCTCTGTCAAACTTCCCATCCCTTAACATCTTCTTTACTTTGTTGGCTACTTCACCTGCTTCACCTGCGAGTCCTAACGCAGGGTAAACTATCTTGTGTTCTTCAGGATAGATAGCAGTCTTTCTTGCTTCTATCTGATAGTCACCGAATGTCATTTCATACATGTCTTTCCATGCATTTATATCTTCTGCTGTTATCATTTATGTAGCTCCTTGTAACGATCCTTTAGCCTATTGAGATACCAAATAGCTTTGTTAATATCTTCTAAGCCATTCTTGTATTCATGTCTCCACAAATACTTAAGTACGTTAGCAGCGTGTGGCGCTGTAGATCCTGCCATGTTCTCTGTCATTGCTTCTATAGCTTCAATACATTCTATGCCGCTATGATTGTAGTGTACTGGATTGTTTACTTGATCGTGACTCAAAGTTGTATCACCAGTTAATGTTATTGTTGATTCCATTCATGCACTCCCTTTTGTTTTTGACCACTTGTTAAGTGTATACACGTTACCGTCTTTAGTTACAACAGGTTTATCTTCTTCATCATCTTCCAAAGTCATTAAATAATTTCTGTGATCTCTTACTAATTCGTATATGTCAGGGTGTTCATTTGCTATATCTAAGAACGCTGACATCATAGTTGCTACATCTACTATTCCATTAATAATAGGTTCAGGTAAGTTGTGCTCAGGTGATATTGCTATTGACACATTTGTATCCCCATCCCAATTACCATCGTCTGTGTAGTCTACTGGACTTATAACTATTGCTATTTCATCATTATCTAAACTATGACCCATCAGCATTTCCTTTTTGTTTTTAATTCTATCTTCTTAACTGTAATCTCTTTACCTTTTTCTTTTAGCCATTCTTCAGGTATCACACGATTAGCCCACTGAAACTTATGTTGCTCACACCAATCAAAATATCTAGACTTAGCACCCTTGTACAACTTAGCTTTTGCATTACTAAATACAAACCGTATGTCTAACTCAGGGTGCTGTCTCTGTATTTCACGATGCTTACGTCTATCGTCACTATCAAAGATACCTTTAGTCTCAATGATAATACCGTTGTCTAACACGAAGTCTGGTGTGTAGGTGCGATAACGTAAATCTTCCCACTCTACTTTCAGTACTTCGTATCTGACTTTCTTTTGTGCCTTACGTAAGTACGCAGCAACTTCTTTCTCCAAGCCACTGCGATACCTACCTTTAATGTGCTTCCGCATACTCAGGACTCAACAGTACGTAGTCTACCATTGGTGGTGTCTTTGCTTTAGACATTACAGCAGTACGAGTTTGTAGATTAGGCCAACACTTATGTTTGAATGAACAGAATCCACACTCAGGTCCAAGCTTTAGATTACCAGTAAGCTTACGGAAGTGTGTCTCAGGGATCGCCTCAAAGCAACGCTTAAAAGGTTTATCCTCATTGATGTACTCTACTGTCTCTTCAATCTCTTGCATAACTGTAGGCTCGTCTACGGAGCTTGCATCCACATATTTGAACTCACCGTTAGCCTTGTTGACTACCCACCAACCACCAACATCTAACTTAGCAGCCTTAGCATATCCAACAAGCTGAGATATATACCCGAAGCTATCACTCTTAGCTAGACTTTCGAGGTTTACAAACTTGTTCTTGTATGACCAGGGAGAAGCTGACTTAACGTCATCTACCTTACCATCAAGTACCATGTCGTACTCACCTTTTATTTCAGTACCATCTCCTAGTTTTAAAGTTACGCTATCATTATCTTTGAAGTCTACTTCAGCAGCACGAAGAAGCCCCTTGAACACTGCTTCCACAATGTCTCCTATGATCATGTTAATCAAGAAGTGTGGTGGTAGTGGTGTTTTATCTTCAGGGTCATTCTTCTCAAACCATAGCTGACAAGTAGGACGCCCAATGTTGGACATCCTTAGTCTAAACTTGTCACGAGGCCCACTGCTGAACTGCTTCTCTAATGCAGCCTCAACATCAGAAGCAACTTGCTTACGAATGTCTTCAGCCATACTTGTCTCACCGTTAACAGCTTTGCCAAGGTATTCAAAGACAGCTAGTTCAGCAGGGTGATTCATTAGTCTGCCTCTTCTACGTTAACAAACTCTGCCACTATTGCAGCATCATCATCAGAGATAGTGTCCTTGTTCTTCTCAGCCCACTCATTTAAGATGTATTCGTTTTGAGTAGTTATGTAAGCTAAGAAGTTGTGCAAGATTTCCTGATCAGCAGGTTTTAATTCTACCTTATCACCTGTATCTAAAGTCATAACGGCAAAACTATTACCTGTATTTGAGTTAACTAAATTAGCACCAAGCTTAAGTGTACACTGTATAGGTAGTATGTTCTTACGCCCTAATGCATTTACTGCAGAGTCCAAAGACTTAATGCTTGAAGGTGGTACTTCAAAAGAGAAAGGTATATTAGTGATTGCATCCACTACATTACCTGCTTCATCAGTGACACCTGTTGCGGATAACTCACCAAAGAGAATCTTCTTACGCTTGATACTGCGAATCAGATCCTTAGTCTTTTCAGGTACGCTATCCCAATCTTCAATGTAGCCTGATGGTCTACCTAGATTAAATGTACCAACGTTATCTTTAAGGTCACCCTTGAGATCGGTAGCCATGACTGTCTTCATCATCATCTCTTCTTTGGCATCCCACTTAGACCACTGTTGTCTGATTGCAAAGATACGTACAGTAGGACTAGTTGCGTATACAACATCATCCTCACCTCTTGTAATCTTATATGATCCTGACGGTATAACCTCAGTCTTAATAGACTTTCCGTTAACATCAATCTCACCCATGATACCAGTGTGCATCAGGTTTACTCTAGGTAAAGCCGCAGTTTTTCTTTCGCCACCACTTTGAGGAGTTACACCTACTGCCTCTGCAAGAGACATACCTAAATCGTTTTGTATAGCTAGTTCTGTATTCATGTTTTACTTACTTCCTTTTAAAGTTAAAGATGGTTAGT